CGCCCGCTCGTCGAGGTCGTCGCCCGCAGCTCGATCGATCGAGAACACGTCGACGAGGTTCTTCATCTGAAAGTAGGCGTCTGCGATCTCTCGCGCGGTCGCCGAGAGCACGGCCTTGAGAGCGCTCGTCTCGGTGAGGTCGGAGAGCTTGGATCGCGCAACGGCGCGATCGATCTCGCGCTGCAACACCTGCTCGTAGGTCTTCGGGATGAACTTCGCCATTCGCCAGCTCCTAGCTGATCACCCGTCCGATAACTCGGATCGGGCTTGAATCGGATGTCTCCACCTCGAGCCCGATCTCGAGCGTGTCGCCGGCGAGCTTGAAGTTGGCGTTCCTCACCTTCGCGACGCGCGGATCTCGCTGCACGGCTTCGACGACACGGGAGCGGGCTTCCACGATGCGCTCGACGGTGCCGGGGCGGCCGACGATGCGGTCGACGCCGACGTTCTGGTGGAGCAGGTAGGAGCCCTTGGCGGTGGACAGGATCGTGGTGACGGCTTGCTCGATGTTCGGGATGCCGCTCACGGTCACGAGGTCGGTGAGCGTGCCGGGATCCACGAGGAAGTCGTAGGTGCCGTCAGGCTGCGGTACGAGCGCGAAGTCGGTGCCGAAGAGCGCGTCGAGCTGCGAGACGCCTTCGTCGGGGTTGCCGGCGGTGCGCACTGTGTCGGCGGCCTGCGTCGCTTCGGTGGTGGGGATGAGGATCGGCTCGCCGGGGCGGAGCGTGGCCGGGAGACCCTCCTCGGAGATGTAGGGGGCTTGCAGCTCGTTGGCGACGGCGAGGTCGATCCACCGCCTCGCGTCGCCAAGCTCGCGCGCGGCGATGCTCGGCAGGCTGTCGCCGAAGAGCACGGAGACCTCGCGGAAGCCGAGGTAGCGCGGGAACGTGACGGGCAGATCGAACACGCCGGCCTTCACGCGGGTTGCGTCGCCGGGACGCAGCGCGCTCGTCTCGAACGTCGACGCCTGCGTGATCCGTGACGTGGCTGCTGCGTCGAGGTCGGCCGTGCTCGCGTTCGCCGGGCCGGCCGTGAGCTGCAAGAACCTCGCGCCCGCGGCGTTGTAGTCCTCGCGGAACTTCTCCGGGTACGCCGCGAGCCGGAGGATCCCGTCCTGCATCTCGAGCCACGCGGCCGTGTAGTCGTAGGGGATCGACAGCACCTTGTTTGGATCTGCGATCTGAATGACGGTCCCGATGTCGTCGGCGAGCGCGAGCATGGCGCGTTGTGGGAGACGGATGAACGTCGACTGCCCGGTGACGAAGGCGTTGACGAAGCCAAGCACGCCCGCGACGTTGGCGAGCACCTTCGTAGTGTAGGCGCTCACGGCCGACTCGAAGTTTTCCACGTCGAGCACGACGGCCTGCACGGTGGCGACGGCGGCGGCGATGTTGCGGATCGCGTCCTTCATGGCGGCGAAGAGCGCGCTGTCCTCCGCGGGCTTCTGCGTCTGGTTCTCGATCTGCGCGATGAGCGAGAGCGTGATCGTGTAGCTGTAGTAGAAGTTTTTGCCTTGGTTACGATCCAAGGTCAGGTTGCGCGGCACGCACACCCAATGCTCACCGTCCTTGTAGTTGTGCCACGTCATGTACGTCGTGGCAGCCGTCTTTGGATCTTTCTTGAGGTCGGAGTAGCGCAGGAAGCAAGCGTCTTGGAGCCACAGAAAGTGCGCTTGGCCGGAGAGCGGGATCGAGATGCCGGCGGCCTTGTGCTCGCGTGGGCGCACGCCGGTGTGCCCGGAAAGCGTCAGATCCGAGATGAGCACGCCGTTCTCCTCGGCGATCACCCCGCTCTCCTGCGTCGGCGCCAGCTCCACGGCGAACGGGTGCGACTTGCGGATGTTCTGCGGGTTGAGCACGAGCGGGAACACCGCCGGCGACGGCTTCCCGGCCTCGTGTAGATGGAAGGCGTAGCTGAACGACTGCCAGTAGCGGTCGTCGGGGCCGAGACGGCTCACGCCGATGTCGCGCAGCACCGATGAGGCATCGGACGCCCGCACGTCTTCCCGAAGCTGCTCGAACAAGCCCATGGGCGCCCTCCTTCCGGCCTTGAGCCTACGCGATGCCGGCGTCGCCCGTCAGGCGTCACCCGGCAGGGAACTTGAGCTTGTTCGACCCGATCGCCGGATCCCACGCTGGCGCGGGGGCGGCCGGCGGCGTGGGCGGTGTCGTGCTCGCCGTGAGCAAGCCGCCCGCGGCGAGGGGGGCGAGGCCGACCAAAGTCGGGTCGGCTCCGGCGACACCCAAGGCGGCGCGGAGCGCCGCTTCCGGGTGGACGTGGGCGTCGAGGTAGAGCTTGAGCTGCCCCCACAACGTGTTGAGCAGATCCTCGCGCGTGGCCTTGATGGCGGCGCTCCCGAGCAGCGTGACGGTGTTGCCGTCCTTGTCGGTCAGATCGAGCGCGATGCCGTTGTCGAGCCGGATGCGCAGCTTCTTCGCGGCCGGGTCGATGTCGACCTTGAACTTCTCGGCGCCGCCGCTGGCGTTGACTCCGACGAGGACGAACGGCGCGTTGTGGTTCATCGTGATCGTGAGCTTGCCGTGCGTCGTGTCCAGCGCCGGCGTCTCGGCGCCCTGCGCGTTGGTGACGCCGCTGTTCGCCAGCGTCGTGTCGAGCGAGATGTTGCCATCCTTGTCGATGCGTGTGACGACGCCGCGAAAGCGGCTCTCGACGGCTTCTCCGCGCACGAAGGTCTGCGTGTAGCTCGCCCTCGGGTGAGGCAGCTCGTCGCGGATGAACGGCTGCGTGGGATCGTTCTCGACGAACTCGACGAGCACGTGATCGCCGTCGAGGTCGCGCGGGTCGGAGAGGTTGCCGGCGCCTTGCTCGAGGACGGGCGGCTGCCCGGTGCTCAAGTCCTTCGTCGCCGCGCGTGGGATCCACAGCCCCGCGTAGTCGTTCACGGCATGGCGCCGCGGCACCACGGGCACCTTTTGGAGCTGCGCGCGAAAGCGGCCGCCGTAGGTGAGCACGTCGACGGCGACGCTCTTGACGCCGTAGTCGGCGAACTTCGGGTCGCGCTGGCGCATGGCGATGGCGCGCTCCTCCTGCTCGTCGGCGAAGTAGACGCCGATGACGACGCCTCGCACGACGGGCGTGGAGTAGCTCGGAACGCCGTCGGGGTGTCCGGCTTGGTGCTTTCTCATACGATGACGTTCCCCGTCGGGCCGGCGCTCGGGCCGGCGAAGTCGACGACGCCCGACAAGAGCGGCCGCTTGAACTTCGCCTGTTTCGCCGCCACGCGCTGCACAAGCTCTTCGTCGCTTCCGGTGAAGCCGCGCGTGAGCGACAGCGACGTCGTGCCGCCGCTCGGGAAGCGCCACGACGTCGTGACGCCTTCGATGTACGCCTGCGTGACGTCTTCGTCGGCCTTGCCTTGGATCACCAAGCGGTTGCCGACGCGAGCCTCGGCGAGCACGAAGTTGAGATTGAGAGATCCATTCAACCACTCATGGTTGAGCCCGTACCACGACTGCACGAGCTTCTCCCACCGCGCGATCTCCTCACCCCACGAGCCGCTGCTCCCGTTCTGGCCGACGCCGGCGAAGTCGATCTCGCGCTCCCATCGGCGGAGCCCGTAGTTTTTCGCGTCGTCCTCGTCGATGGCCGGCGGATAGGCGGCGTACTGATCCATCTGCGTCATCGTCGACGAGCGCGCGTACAGCATGATCAGGTTCACGCGCTCCTGATCGTTGGATCCAAGGTCGTCGGGTCCGCATTCGCTGCGATCGACACGCACCGTCGGCAGCCGGAACCACGGCGAGTCGATGCCGTCGCTCACGTTCACGAATGGGCGCTCGCGGAGGAACACCATCGGCTTCGGGCGGTCTGGTGGGCTCTCGTCGTCGTCCTCGGTGTAGAGGTCGTAGAACAGCTCGTTGAGAAGCGGGTTGCTCCACCTCGATACCATGTCGTGCAGCTTCGTGCCCGGCGTCGGCTGAAAGAGACTCACCTCGTCGATCAGCTCGCCGCGCAAGAGGCCCTCGCCGCCGAGGATCTGCGAGTCGCCGATGTCGATCGTGGTCGCGCGACGCTCCTTCGTGCCGGAGATGCGGAGCTTGAGCCCCTGCGAGACGTACTCACCGAAGCGGTCCACGAGCCCCTTCGGCCAGCGCCACGCGCCGCCGACGTTGCCGTCGCCGCCGAGGAAGGCGTCGATGACGTTCTCGACCACCTTGTCGGGCGATCCGCCGGGGATGTAGTTGAGCCGCTTGCCGAAGATGCGGCCACCGACGTTCGATCCAAACTGCACGTACTCGTTGAACCACACCTCGGCCGTCTCGAACACCTTGCCGATGTCGCGCCCGTTGATCGACCACTCTTCGACCGTGGCGCCGTCTTGCACGTTGCGCGGGCGCCTCACGCCGTCGATGTTGCCGAGCGTGCCGTGAAACGTCTGGTTCCCGCGCTGCCACCAAATCGAGATCCAATCGCCGTTGCGGATCTCATCGCGCACCTTGAACGAGCGGGGAGCGCGCACCGTGAGTGTCCACGAGCCGGAAGCGGACGAGATGGTCTTGTTGATCGAGCTGGCGATGATGGTGGGCGCGCCCTCGTCCTTGCCGTGCTCGACGTGGCCGACGAGATCGATCGGCGCGCCGTGGTGCCGGTACACGCGCGCGAAGCACCTCGTCGTGAACGAGAGATACCGTGGCGCCGGCGTGACGGCGTTGAGGTAGCGGTTCGGGAACGACGTCACTTCAAGATCCTCACGGGGATGCCGTCGCCGGCCGCGCCGGTCATGTCACCGACGAAGGTGAGGATCTTCTCGAGCGTCTTCGACATCGTGCCCATGCCCTTTGTCACCACGTCCATCGTCGGCTTGAGCTGCGTCGCCATCGCTGTCGCGAGCGAGGCGGCTTGCTGCTGCATGGCCTGCACGTTGCCGGCCGCGGCGCCGCCGGCGGCGACGAGCTGGTTCTGGACGGCGTTGGCGCCGCGGATGCCGCCGGTGAGCATCCCGAGGGCCGTGGGGGAGCCCGGCTTGCCCATGTCCATGCCGGCGATGAGGTCGGCGGCCGAGCCCGTCCTGCCTCCGATCTGCGCCATGAAGGCGTCCTTCCCGCCCTTGAGCCGGTCGCCCATCGTGATCGCCTGCTCGGTCCCGAGGCCGAGCCCGGCGCGCTCGAGGGTGTAGCCGCGCTTGAGCGGGTCTCCTTCGCCGCCGACGAGGTTCTGCAAGAGGTCGAAGGTGGAGCTGGCGTCCATGCCGCCAGCGAGCTTGCGGCGCGTCTCGAGGAAGTTGCCCTGCGCGGGATCGAAGCCGGCCGCGCGAAGCATCTGGATATCGATCGGCCCCTTGGCGCCCTGCGTGACCACGTTCTGCGCCGCTTGGTTGATGTTGCCGGCGATGCGGCCCGCCTGCGGCCCTTGGAGCCCGAGCCCGCCGGCGAGCGCGGTGCCCAAGCCGGTGATCGCTTCGGTGTCGAGCTTGAGGCCGCGCGAGGCCGCGTCGGCTTGCGCGCTGGCGATGGTGTCGAGGTACTCGCCGATCTCGCTTCCCTCGAGCCCCATCGACGTCGCGGCGCCGATGGCCTTGGCGAGCATGTCGCGCTCGTTCTTCGACGAGCCGCCGCGGCCCGCGCGCTGCTGCTTGAACAACGCGGCGCTCGTGCCTTGGTCGACGCCGGAGAGCGTCTCGGCCGCGAAGGCTTGCTCGAACTGCCCCTTGTTGAACTGCCCGCCCACGTTGCGCGTGAACGCCGTGCCTGCTTGGATCGCTTCGGTGTCGGTGAGCAGCCCGCGGACGGCGCCCTTCATGCCGGCGAACGGCTTGTTCAGCTCGACGTTCGCCGCGGTGTTGGCTTTCGCGTCGAGGCGCTTCTGCGCTTCGTCTCGTGCGATCTGCCCGGCCCGGTCTGCCGCGCGATTGCCGAGCGTCGCCACGCCTTGTTCGCTGATCCGTTCTCTGGCCGCGTTGGCGATCTCCGCCCTCTGCGCCGCGTTGAGGCCCGGAATGGTGCCAGCGCCGATCTTTCCAGCTCGGATCTTGTCGAAGATGTCGCCGCTGTCGTCGTGCCGGTCGGCGCCGCTACCGTATCGCTTGCCGTACTCCGTCGCCGTGGCCTCCTGCATAGCGGCCGCCCGCGCGCGGGCGCCGGTGCCGGCGCCGATGCGGTCGTCCATGTATGCCGCCCTGCCCGCCACCCCGGCCTGCGCGACGTCGCCGGCTCCGCCGGCCAGCACGCCGGCGCGCGCCCTGTTCGCCTTCGCGACCATGCCCTTCGTGCTGCCGATGAACGGGATCGCGCCGAGCTGTGCGCGCTGTCGTTCTACGAAAGATCCAACAGCCCCCTCGGCGAGCCCGGCTGCGCCGCCGACGAACGGGATGCTGCCCATCATCGACGAGAGCGGGCCGGCGCCGCCCATCATGCCGCTCGCTGCGCCCACGATGTGGCGGCCGGCCTGCATGGTCCCGGCCCCAACGCCGCGGACGGCGCCGCCGATCATCTGCCCCATGAACTGCGAGCGCATCTCGGCGCGAACCTGCGCGGTGTTCGCGGCGCCGCCGCTCATGCCGGCGGGGCCGCCCGCGCCGCCCCCGCCAAGCGCCTCGTCGCGCCGCTGCATGAACCGGCTCACCGGCCCGCCGATGCCTTGGTAGAGCCCCTGCCGGAACGCGGAGCCCCTCTGCCGCGACGCCATCTGCGACGCCGCGAGCATCGCCTGCGACTCGGCGAGGCGAGCGCGCGCCTGCGTCACCTTGGCGAGCTGCGCCTGCTCCTGCTTGATCCCTTGGATCTTCTGCTCGATCTCGGCTTGCTTGCCGAGGTCAGCGACGAGCCGCTGCACCTCTTCGCGCGCAGCCTTGATGTTGTCGCGCAGCCGCTTGGGCATGTCGGCGCTGGCGCCGATGGCCTTGCCGACGTTCGCGTACTCGACGCTCAAGCTCTTTACGCGCCCCTTGGCGTCGTTGAGCGCGGCGTTCATCGCCTTCACGCTGTCGGGCTTGAACGCCTTTTCCAGCTCGCGCTTCGCGTCGCGGAGCCCGCGCGCGTCGAGCTTGTAGGCGATCGTGGTCTCGACTGACTTGCCCGCCATCGCGCCCTCCTAGCCTCTCACGCCGTCGCGCAGCGGCCCCCACCAAGCGTCGGGGATGTGGCCCTTCTGCACGTTCTCGACCCACTGATCCCAAATCGTGTCGCCGCTCGTGGTGAGCGTACCGCGCCAAGCACGCTCGAGTCGCTGCACGAAAGTCTCCTCGACCTCATGCGGGTCGAGCATCTTCTCGAGGCGATCCATCTCTTGCAGCTCGTCGAAGCTCTTGTCGCCCTTGCCCTTGAGCTGGCGAAGGAGGTCCGCGGAGTGCCGGTAGAAGCGGAGCAAGACGACGCCGGGCGGCTGCTTGATGAACGGCCGCTCGTCGTCCGTCTTGCCTTGCGTGCTCTGCCACCAATCGCGGAGCAGATCGATCACCGTCGCGCTTTGGCTACGCGCCAGCTCCTTCAAGCGGCCGCTCTCCACGAAAGTACGCCTCGTGTTTCGCAACCTCCGCGTAGACCATGTTGAGGAGCGCGACGTTGCGCAGCTCGCTCGTCTTGAACCACGCGGGCTTCTCGGCAAGCGACGTCGTGAGATGCGCGATGACGGTGGTGAGGTACTGGCCCTCGGGATCCATCGCTTCCCACGGCGTATTGCGCGTGAGGCGCGCCTGCAAGAGCGAGATGTTGAGCCGCTGCTCGATCGTGAGGATGCGGTTCTTGAACTCGCCCTTGCGCCGCACGCCGGCGCCGTCGGTGTGGTCGATCGAGAAGCTGTACTCCTCGGCCGCGAGCGGGCTCGGCGTGGTCGCGTCGCTTTCGACGGCCTCGGCGTTCTGGATCTCTCGGAGAGCTTTCTCCGGGTCGGGACTGCCCAGGGGGATCGGGGTGCTCGGAGCTTCGGTCTGCTTTGCCATCGTCGTGAACCTCCGCGGCGGTGGTATCACGCGCGAGACTGAAAAGGAAACGGCGCCCCGTGGAGCGCCGTGCCTTCACCGCCACGGTTGGATCACAGCTCGGAGGCTTCCTGCACGCGCCTCGCGACGAACTGGATGTCGCGCGCGACGCTGGTGCGTGCGTCCACGGCGAAGCTCTTGCTGCTGATCTTCACGCCGAAGACGCGCGCGACGATCGTGTCGCCTTGGTTGTCCTCGATCTGCGCCGTGATGTCCGGCAGGGCGAGGACGTTGCGGAGGTGGTCCGCCGGCGTCTGCCCCTTGAGCGCCGCGAAGCCGAGCGCCTCGAGCGTCTTGCCGACGATGAGCACCTCGGCCGCCGACATCGAGCAGTTGTAGTCGATGGGCTCGTGCTCGAGAACCTCGAGATTGTCGAGCACCTTGATCGCGTCGTAGACAAGCTCGTCCTGCACCTGCACGGAGCGGCCGAGCGCGATGACGGTGCCGTTGAGGGTGAAGCGGCACCGCGGGCCGGTGAAGACGTTGATTGTCATGTTGGATCGTTCCTTTCAGCGGCTCTACGCCGTGATCGACAGGGGCTTGAGGTTCACGGTGATCGGGATGAAGTTGACCGGCGCGATGACGGCGATCTCCACGTCCATGCGCAGCACGTCGAGCGACAGCTCGAACGCCGGCTTCTTGTAGGCCGCGATGATCTCCTCGCGCACGAGCTGCTCGAGGACGCCATCGGCCGCGCTCTTGGCGGCGTTGATCGTGCGGGCAAAGCCCTTCTTGCCGACGATCGTCTCCATGCGCGTGCGCAGCGAGTAGACCGCGAAGTTGACGGCTTGGTTCATCGACGCTTCGATGAACACGAGGTTCTCGTCGACGAGGTGCGTGGTGATGTTGCGCACCACCTTGAAGCCCTTGCCCTCCTCGAGCTGCAAGAAATGCAAGCCGGCGAGCAGCATCTCGTCGCCGTCGTCGACGGGGTTCCACGAGCTGTGCTGCCGGAAGCCGAGCACGTTGGCGTACTTGTTCGTGAGCGGGTTGCCCACGCTCGTGCCCGCCTGCATGCCGGCCACGATCGCCGCGAGGAACTTGGGCGGCTGCCACGTCCGCTCGCCGTCGCTGTTGAACAGCGACACGTCCTGCGACTCGAGGCGCACGTGCCGCGTGTTGAGCGCGAGCGCGCGGGCCTTGAGCTGCGTCTTCGTCTCGTTCGTCGCCGCGCCGAGCACGGCGTCGCGCTCCATCTTTCCCTGCCCGCCCATGAACGCACAGTGCTCGATGACGGACGCATGGATCGCGGCGTCGTCGGTCGCCGGCACGATGGTGTTGACGAACACCTGCTTGAGCTTGTCGAGGCCCGCCTGCCAATCGGCGGCGAGCGCCGTCGGCACGCCGGGGTTGCCGACGTCGCCCTCGTGGCCGCCGGCGAGGAACACGGATCCCGACGTGTTCGACGGGGCGCCCGTGCCGGGGGAGAGCCGGCTCGCCACGACGAGCTGCGACTTGGCGTTCAGCTCGGTCACGATGTCGAAGAGCTTGGCGAAGAACGATGCCGTCGTCGGCGTGTAGACGTTCACGTCGGAGACGTAATCGAGATCGCCGATGAGGAAGTCCTTGGGGTTGCCGATGATCGAGATGAACGTGAAGTCGGGGTTCGCCGAGATCAGATCCTTCACCTTCTGCAAGTTGGGGTAGCTCGCCGCGGGTGCGTTGATCGTGAGGCCCTTGATCGTGGCCGTGCGCGCCGTCTCGAGGTTGAGCACCTCGACCGACGTGATCTTGGCGAAGGCGCCCGTGAGCGCCACCGGCGTCGTGCCCGTGAGCGTGAGCACCTCGGCCAGCGCCGCGCCGGCGGCCGTGAGGCCGCGGTAGACGAGCTTGCGCGTGGTGGCGGCGTCGCCTTCGACGGCCAGCGCGCCGGTGACGGGGATGTCGAGCGAGACGCGGCCCTTGTTCGTCTGGCCGGGCGCGAGCGTGACGACCGTGGCGCCAGCTCCGCCGATGCGCAGGGTGACGGTGCCGACGGCGACGATCGACATGACGAAGGCCGTCTCGAGGTTCCACGTTCCGGGCACAGCAACGGGCGTGGTGCCGTTGAGCGACACGGTGGCGACGGTGGGCACGTTGGCGGCGTTGAGGCCGTAGATCGTGAGCACCTGCGTGATGTCGCCGGCGGCCGAAGAGACGACCTCGAGCGCGCTCGCGCCGGGAGCCTGCACGACGCCCGTGTCCTGCCCGAGATCCGAGCGATCGAACTCGATGGTGATCGCCGTGGCCGTCGTGTTGACGCGCGCCGCGGTCGCGCCGTCGGCGCCGCCGTTGTAGGTGAGCGTGAACTTCGCCGTGTTGCCGAGCAGATCGAAGACTTCCTGATCGTCCTCGAAGTCGATGGTGACGAGCTTGCCGCCGCCGCTCGTCGCGTTGGCGATCGTGACCTTGATCTGCGTCGTGAAGGCGCCGTAGTCGGCGCTCAAGAGGCGGAGGGCGGCGCCGTCGGCGTTGTTGAAGTCGGCCTGCGACTGCACCGCGGGGTTCACCTTCACGAACACGATCTGCTGCGCGCCGGCTTGGATCTCCGGGTCTTTCGCCGGCGTGAACAGCGGGAAGGCCATCTCGAGCAGATCGCCCGAGCGGAACAGGCGCCGCACCTGCGACGTGTTCGTGGCGCGCTGCAAGTCGTCGCGCGGGATGGCGGCGGCCGTGTAGGGCTTGCCGCCGACGGCCATGCCGAGCAGGGCGACGATGCCGCTGGCGCCGAGGCCCGCCTGATCGAAGCCCGAGGCGTCGACCTTGGAGTAGGCACCGGGGCGCGCGGTGAGGCGGCCGTTGAAGAAGAGCTGCGTCGCGGGCATGGGCTACCTCACTTGATCGGGGTCTTCTGGAAGGTGACGAAGAGGGCGGCCCACTCATCGGCGGGGCGCTCTCCGGGTGCGTTGGTGCGCGCCCATGAGACGAAGGCGGCGGTCTCGACGGGGCGGAGCCGCTTGGCGGCGAGCCACGTGCCGAGGTTGAGGATCGAGGGCCGGACCTCGCCGTGAGCGAGCGGGTCGTGCGCCGCGGGGCCGGTCACGACGTTCGCGACGGAACCGAGGTCGGGCTCGGCGGCGGGCTTCGACGGGAAGCCGGGGTCGGTGTCCGCGTCCGCCAGCTCCTTCTTCTTCTCGATCCTGCTCGCCATGCTCACTCCACTTCCGCGACAACCGGGTCGATCCGAGCGTCGACGCCGATGACGGCGTTGTTGACGTGCAGCCCCTCGATCCGAGAGAAGAGCTGCGCCCAAGGAGACAGATCCAGATCGGTCGCCGTCAGGAGGTGAGCATAGCCTACGACTTGAAAGACGCGCGCGAACACGTTTTCAGGCAGGTAGGGCGGCATCTGTGTGAGATCCATGCCGCTGTACGTCGGGCGCTCGAGGCCGAAGTCGATGAGCTTCTTGTCGGCGCCGAGGAAGATCGCGCGCAAGACGTTGTGGTAGGCGGAGACCACATCCGGGTTCTCGGCGTAGGTGAAAATCTGGAAGGTGAACTGCATCGTGCGGACGTTCACGTTGACGTTGCGCCCGATCTCACTTTGGATCTGCGCCATGAGCTGCTCGATTTCGTCGAGCATGACGGCGCCTTCCGAGCGGCCGAGGTACTCGTCGTCGCCGTTCTCGCCCATGAGCACGATCGCGTAGCAGGGGAGCGAGGCCGCGGCGCGGGCGAAGTTGTGGACGATGCTTGGGTGGCCCTTCTCGCTCTGCCAGAACGTCACGATCTTCTCGACCTCTTCGACGGTCCAGCCGGGGGCGCCGAGGAAGCGCGCGAGCAGCGGCGGAGCGGCGTCGAGTACGGCGATGCCCTCTTCGATCACGCGATGTAGCGCACGCTCAAACACCGGGCACTCCAAGCCGCCGCATGGCGGCCTCCACCATAGCCGGCGCGACGCGCCGAATGTAGTGCTCGACCTCCGCGACAAGGTGGGCGCCCGTGTAGCCGGGATGGATCCAGCCGTCGGGCTGGTTCGTCGAGATCGTGCGCATCGTGCCCGTGAACGCCTGCGTCGCGCGCCGGTAGGTCTGCTCGTTGCGCATGGCGTGCTCGAACAGCGGGACCGCGTGCTCCTTCCCGCCGTGCCTCACGAGAGTCTGCCGGCCGTCGGAATCCGTGAGCAGCTTGTGCGAGCGGCCGCGCACGTCGAGCGCCGTGCCCTCCGTCTTGAGGCGACCGCCGTGCTTCGTGCGCTCGCCCGGATTCGAGGTGCTCGGGGCGAGCTTCTTCATGGCCTTCCACGCGAGCTTGCCGAGCTTCGCCGCGCGCTCCTCGCCGAGCTGCTTCGCGTACACGTCCGTCACCTTCTGCATGTTGCGGCCGGTGGTCGTCGGGCCTCCCATGCGGAAGGCGATGGTGCGGTAGAAGCCGCCGCCCTTCGCCGCGTGCTTCCCGCGCTCGCCACGGGGAACGACGGGCACGCTGGCGCCGAGGAGGGTGGTCCTCATGTCGTAGGGGCCGAAGCCCTCCTCGAGCATGTTCGGCCACACGCCCATGAGCGTCACGCTCGCGACGATGATGCCGTCGCCCATCTCGACGGGTTGGATCCCTCGCGTGTAGTCCTGCTCCGTGCGCTTGAGGTGCTCGTGCGCCAGCGAGATCCACTTCGCCCGCGCGGCCGATGCGATGTCCTTCACCACCCGACGGGCGGCGCTCTCGTCGAGCTGCGCGACGAGGCCGGGGGGCACGACGGTCCCGAGGTCGATCTCGGTGATCACAGCTCCTTGCCCTCCGACACGAGGTAGTCGAGGCGCACCATGGCCTGAATCGGCAGCACCTCGTTGAAGCCGAGCACCTTGGTCGTCTTGAAGCGGATCAACGTGCCGCGGATGATGTGCGGGTAGTCGACCACGACCCAAATCGGGTTCATCTCGTAGGAGACGGACAGGCGCGTGCCGGGCGGCGCCGTGACGAGCAACGAGCCGTCGGCTTGGATCGTGGTCGCTTCGGTGTAGTCGGTGGTCACGGCGCCCGCGGCGACGGCGAAGACGCGGCGGAGCTTGACGGCGGGGTAGCGCAGCGCCTCGCGGTTGGCGCGCTTCACCGGGATCACCTGCGACGGCGGCACGATGATCGCCTGCCGATACACCTGCGTGTGATCCAACACCTTGAAGCGGTCGCGGTGCCCGACCTTGTTCCACGAGAACGTGGTGATCGCCGCGGTGCCCGAGAGCCATTCGCCAAACTTCTCGAAAATCTGCGGGTCATGCGTCATCGACGTCAAGATCCCTTGCGTCGCGCGCTCGGTCGCCGTCGAGACAAACGGCGGCTTCTCCCTCGTGTAGTCGTCAAGCTCGGGCTCAAGCGGGTCGGGGAACACGTAGACGTAGCCGGAAGCGTCGCAGATCAGACAGCTTGGATCTGGTTGGTCGGTGTCGCCGTTGAGTCGACACGGGCACAGCTCGGCGGCTTGCCACATGACGCGATAGCCCTTCTCGCGGATGAGCCGATCGAAGTCGCTCTTCTCGAAGTCGACGCGGGGCTTGGATGGGCCGATGAGGCGTGTCGCCATGCGCTAGACCGCCGTGAGGCGGTTCCCCTTGAGGTAGGCGCGCATCATCTTCATCTGGATCTTCACTTCCTTCTCGTATTGGATCAGGCGCGCGCCGTAGCCGGCGTTTGTCGCCGACGACGTGGTGCCGACGGATTGCGAGAGGCCGTCGATCGAGAGGCTCTTCGTCGCGATGCCGGCGCCGGCGATGAGATCGCCGGCCGTGTTGAGGGGGCCGGTGCTCGCCTTCTTGCCCACGATCTCGAGCACGCCGGGCGGGATCTTCCCAAGCTCGAACCCGGCCGTGTAGTCGATGGAGATCAGGTTCGGCAGGTACTCGGCGCCGCCGTAGACGAGCGGCAAGTAGCCGCCGCCCGACGACACGAAGGCGTTGGTGTAGATCCCGGTCGACGGGTACACCTGAACATGTCCGGCGTTCTTGTCGAGCTGGATCCAAGTCTTGTCGAAGTCGATGATCGCGTTCGGCGAGCCGGGGTATTGGAGCGCGTACCGCTCGATCGAGATCACCGGGTATTCGCGGAGCTGCAAGAATCCGAAGTTGCTGTAGTCGCGCCGGTAGAAGTCGTACCGATCGCCGACGAACTTCGTCGGCGTCAGCTTCACGTCCAGCTCGCGCTCGGTGAAGTCGATCGCTTGGCGGATGTAGTGCGCGTACAGCTCGTCGGGGTACGGCGCGCCGGTGTCTTCGGTGAGGTTGACGCCGAAGAGGTAGATCGCCTTGAGCTGCTCGATCGTGAGCACAGCCTCGAACGTCGTGTCGATGGCTTGCTGCGGCGCCTGCGGCGAGTCGGCCGGCGTGCCGTCGACGGCGTGGAGCACGGCTCGGAAAAGATCCGTGGTATCGGCCGGGTCGATGGCGAGCCAATAGTTGAAGCGCGTGCTCTCGAGGATGATGTCGGTGTCGACGTCGGTGACGTCTTCCCACGTCGCGGCGCGGTCGGTGCTCTTCTGCACGCGAATCCGGTCGAAGCCGGCGGCGAGCAGCGCCGCGGGGTCGTTCGTGTAGAAAAACACCTTCATGCTCGACGTGAAGGCGGCCATCAGAGCACCACGTCTTGCACGAGGGTGAACTTCCCGCGCACGGCGGTCTTGCTCTTGCCGCGTCGGATCTCAAACGTCGCTACGGCGTCGGTGTCCTCCCATGCGCGCTCGGTCTCAAACGACGTGGCCGAGGTGATCTTCGTGATGAGCGACGGCCGCCCCACGTTCGGGCCGGAGAGGATCTGTACGACGTCGCCGACCTTGGCCTTGGTGATCGCCGTGCCGGTGCCGATGGGCACGCTGTTGCCGGCGGAGAGAGCGAGGGTGCCAACGCTGGCGCCGGGGCGGAGGGCGTCTTGGCGCGTGACCTCGAGATCCCACGAGTAGTCGCCGGCCTTCTCGTCGCTCGTGTCCGGCTTGTCGAGCTTCACCTTGCATTGGCCCTTCGTCGCCGGGACCGCTTGCGGGAGGATCTCGAGCTGCGCGGCGTCGTAGGAGAGCTTGAGCACCGCGGCCTTCGCGTTGGGCTCTTTGCTCGGATCTTTCTTGACGGCGAAGCGGATGATCGCCGGCCGCCCCGCGGTGGCGTCGGTCGCGACGGAGAGGTCGATCAGGTTCGGCGTCGTGGCGTCGTCGGTGATCGTGAAAGGAT